CGCGGTCTCTCGCGCGTCGAGCGCGGCGACCTGTTCGGCGAACGCGACTGCGTCCACCGGCTGCTCAGGTGCAGTCGTCATGGAAAATTCCTCGATGGTGAGTGTGACCGCGCCGGCCGGCGCGTCCGAAAAGGCGTAGGTGCCCAGCCCTTTGATCGCCGGCGCCGCCGCGCCGAGGAACCCGACGTGCTGGAGATACCAGTGGCCGGGCTTGGGGTTGGACGGGCTGTGGGGGGGATAGAGCTGCGGCGAGACCTTGCGGTAATGCCCGGCCTCCACCGCCTCGGCGAAGGCGGGCGCGACCTCGGACGGCAGCGCGACGAGATTGCCGTCCTCCATCGCGAGCGCGCCGACCCAGCCATAGGCGGGGGCGTCGGTGCTGGGATGGCCGACGACCAGCGGGGCGGGATCGCTGCCCGCGTCGTAGGACGCGATCAGGTCGTCGAGGTCCGCCTGCGCGAACGTGACCTTGGTGCCGTGAATATCGGTGAAGGTGCCGGGACGAAGGATGCGAATAGCGCGGGCCATGCCGCGGAATTACGCGCGCGCGCGATCAGCGCAGGACTTCCGCTCGCGGAAGCAGTGGGTTAGCTCTTGCTGAACAGGACGGGGATTAAGGCCATGATCACTATTGAAATTCGTAATCCCGATCGAGGAGTTCGCAGAGTTTTTCCAGATGAGGCATCCGCAATTGTGTGGGTGCAAGATGAGATCGCTCGATGGGAAAAAGCACTTGGACCAAATTTACAGAACAATCCGGGCGCCTACGCGGAGCCAGTGCTCGCGTGGCGCCATATAAAAGACGACATCGATGGTTTTCGGCGTAGAGGGCGAAACAAAACTTCGGAAAGAGAGTATTTTCTTGGAGATGAAACCGATAGTTTGGTAGAGATTAACTCTGCATATGGCAGGTCTTTAACGTATGTACTGAATAATCTGGGGGTAGATTCGGCAAATGCGGCCGCAATATATTATAGGATAGGATCCGGTGAACTAGACTGGAGTGATAATGTCCAATTTCGTGGCGTAGTGCTCTTTGAGATAATACTAAATACATACCGGCAATTTGAACAAGATAATGCTGAGCGGTCAGCCAGAGCAAAGGTCGATACAGTATCAGATCGTATTGATCAGATTAATGGATCAATATCAAAAATAGACGAGATGATCGCCTCTGTATCAGCGACGGTATTGCAACAGCGATCGGAGGTCGACGCGGAGTGGATGACCTATAAAGCGGAAGCCACTGAGAATTGGCGAAAACTTGCCGAGGAGGCGACGCATATCGAAGCGATAAACAAATCGGCGGTCGCAGCTGCAGAGAGCCGGTTTGCAGGTTCGATACAAGATGCGCAAACAAAGCTCGATGGTTGGATTTCCGCCCAGGGTGAGCAGCGCCAACTCGAAAAGCCCGCTGCGCTCTGGGCCGAGCGTGCCGGGAAGCACTCGAAACAGGCCGCCAAGTGGCAGTCCATGTCGATTATCGTTGGCATCGCGGGCTTGGTGTTCGCAGCGCTTGTCGCGGTGATCGCGTTCAAATTGGCGAAGCCGTTGTTCGACGCCGCCATCGTACCCGGCGCACCGGCCAAGTTGCTTGCGGGCACGCTGCGCCCCACCTTCCACTACGAGTTGATCTTCACCGGCGCGATCACGCTAGCCTGGCTGACCATGTACCTATGGGCGATGCGAATTCTCGTCCGGCTCTATACGACCGAACATCACCTCGCGATCGATGCCAGCGCGCGTGGTGCGATGATGGAGGCGTATCTTGGTCTGATCGAGGCGGACGCTGCCAACGCGGCCGATCGGCCGATCGTGCTTCAAGCGTTGTTCCGCCCGGTGCAGGACGGCATGGTGCGCGACGATGGTCCGCCTGGTATTACACCGGCCGCGCTGTTGTCGTCGATCGCCGGCGCGAAGGGCGGTAACAGCTAACCCCGCGCGATCCGCTCCAAGCGGCGGCGCTCGCGATCGTTGGCGTTGAGCCAGGCGATCGCAGGTACGCCAGCGGGGGTGCGCGGTAGGAAATCGGGATGGATGCCGCGCACACTGGCCCCGCGTGTATTGCAACCGACGTGACCGTTCCCGCCGCTGCAACGCATCATCGTGCCCAAACGCTGAAGGTCGATGTTCAACCGCAGGCTACGCCGCCGCGGATCGCGCGAGGCGAGCAGACAGCCAGGGACGAAATACCGACGGCGCCCGCATCCCCGACATGTGACCTCGACCACGATACCATGCCGGGCACAGTCGCCGATCGTCTCGCACCGGATCAGGCTCATCGTTCGACATCCTCGATCGCGGCGTAGCGTCGACGTGCCAGCTCTAGGAACGGTGGCGGGTCGCGCTGGATGAAGGCGCAGGCGTCGAGATAGAAGGTGCCGTCCTCGCGCCGGCCGTTGCGGCTCGCCAGCGCGTCGGCCACCGCCTGCCCGCGCGAGGCCCGCCATGGCCAGCAGCGATCGAACACGCGCAGGCGCCAGCGCGGGAAGCGGTCGGTTGGATTGGCGAGGATCACCGCGGCCGGCGGCCCCAGCCGCTCGCGCCGCTCCCAGCGGCGACGCCGATCGCCCGCTGCCACGATCAGCGCGCACGCTTCGGCATGGCTGATGAAACGGCCGGTCAGGGGATCGCGATTCATGCGCCGCGCCGCCATTCGCGTTCGGCATCGTCCAGCATCTCGAACATGTCGCCGTCGGCGCCGCGCGCGATCAGGTGCGCGCGTACCCCATCGGGATCAGCGCGTTGCGGAAACCGCGGATCGCGCGCCGCGCTGTCCGCCAGCTGCCCGATCCAGTCGATCCGCCCCTTCTGGGTGACGAGCCACCCGCCGAACTGCTGCTGCATATGACCTCCCGATTCGCAGAACAGAACAGGAACATGCCGCCGGGTCGGTCATCTGTCGAGTCCGTCGATCGCCAAGCCGCCGTCCTGCCCCTGTGCAGCCCGCACAGCGCGATGCGCACCCTTTCGGCGACCGGACATCGTCGAGCCGCTGACGCGCGCCTCCAGAGGCCTTACGGTCGCGATCGGAAGGATGGGGGATTCGATGCGAAAGGCACTGCTGGCCGCGCTGGCGCTCGCGGGGTGTTCAAGCCAGGCGCTGAAACCGGAGGATCAGGCGGCGGTCGAACGCTTCGCTGCTCAGGAACAAGCTCCGGCCCCCGCGCCGGTTGTGGCCAGCTGGTACGCGGGCGGCGAGCCGGGGTTTCTCGCGTGCGCCGAGATTAAGGCGCCGCCGGGGGCAGGCAAGCCGACGCTGCGGTTGGTGTACGATCTGGTGCGGAAATACGGGCAGGTCGAGATGCATGAGGGGTGGCACGCAGCCAACGGCGCTGGTGAAGCTGCACTTGAGAACAATCGTGTGTCATTTGATAGCGTCTGGCAGACTCATTGCACGACCCGAACCGTGGAAGGGCCGCGTCGAATATTGTGAGTATTGCTTTCAGCTACTCGCACTCCATAGTGTTCAACATGAGCATGGCAGAATTTGACGGTGATCGCCCGATCCGTACGGATGACGAAGACCGATTTGGCTTTTCATCATTAGCCGATCGCATCGCCGATGCGCTCACCGTACAACCCGGCAGTAAGGGTTTCGTCTTTGGCCTTGAGGGGAAATGGGGATCAGGGAAGTCCAGCTTACTCGCGCTTTCCCTCAAAAAGCTGCGCGCCATGGACACAGGAAAAGTTGCAGCGGTCGAGTTCCGGCCATGGCTCATCGGAGACCGCGATCAACTGCTGAACTCTCTTTTCGAGGAACTCGCCAAGGCGATTGCCGGCTTGGAACGCGAGGGAGGAGATGCGACGAGGGCAACGACGTTGGCCGCAAAGGATGTTGCGGCCCAGGTGAAGAGTTTCGCCCGTCATCTGGGTCCCGTCGGCAAATTAGCTGGCGTCGCTGGCCTATTTGTTCCCGGAGCGACCATTGCCGGTGATATCATCGAAAAGATCGCCGCCGCAGCCGCTGAGCAAACGGAAGGCCCCACTTTGGTAGAACAGAAGGAGAGGCTATCAGCGTCCCTCCTCAAGCTCGACTGTCGGATTGTCGTAACGATTGACGATGTCGACAGGCTGGAGCCGAAGGAAATTGCGGAGCTGCTGCGCCTTGTGCGTTCCGTCGCCGATTTTCCGAACGTGTCCTACCTGCTCTGCTACGACAGACGCATTCTTGCTCATGCAATCGAAGCGGGCATGGGCTTGCCCAACGGCAATAATTATCTCGAAAAGATTATTCAGACTGCAGTTGCGGTCCCGCAGCCAGAATCCTTCGCGCTCCGCCGCTGGTTCTCGACGCAGCTGCAAGGCTTCGCACAAGGTCGTCAAGACCGGGTCAGCCAGCTCCAGCAGGTCATTGATCAGACAGGTGGTCGAGTTATGGGCACACCCCGCGCCGTTGTCAGAGTGCTGGACAGCCTGCGGGTTTATTGGCCTAGTCTTCAGTCACGCGTGGATTTGGCCGATCTTGTATGGTTGCGCATGATCGCGGTTGGGCATCCAAATTTGTACGGCTGGATTGAGGAATATCTTGTCGCAAGCGTAGCCCTCTCCAGCGGTCGAGTAGTCGTATCGTCAGATCAGCAAGCGGAAATGGGAAAGGGCTTGAACGCCGCGCTTGCAGCCGACGGGCTTGAATGGGACAAAATTCAGTTTGAACTTGAGCGTCATCTGCCCGGAATCCAAACTCAAGCCTTCAATAAGAAGAAGGATGAACGTCTTTTTTACCAGTTAAAGAAAGGGCGTTATGGTGGAAGGAGTAACGACGGGCTGCTTGCCAATCCGAGTTATACACGCCTTTTCTTTACTCTTATAGACTCGCCGGACGCTGTAACGGAAGATGACGTTCAACGTCTTTTGACTGCAGCAAACGCGAGCGCCGAAAATGTAAAATATCTGATCGTCTCGATGGGGCTGCAAAAGGGTGACGCGGGCGCTAGCAAAGCCGAAAGATTGCTCGACGAGTTTCGGTACACGGACCGGGAGGTGTATAGCACATGGCCGCTGGAGGCTCTCGTGATGGGCCTGAGCGAAGCAGCGGATGATCTCGCCGCGGTTGGGATCGATGATTGGGGCTATCCCCAGGTCTGGTATCTGTTACGAGCTGTATTGCGGCAGCTCCATGACGGTGTGGAACCAGAACGGTTCCAGCGCCTTTTCCGGTTGCTATTTACCAACGGAACATCGCTTGGGTTTCTGACCTATCTGCTTCGGGACGAGACGTTCAATCAGGGGTTTTTCGGCGACCGTGGAAACGTGCACGAATGTCTGGCATCTGCTCAGACGTTCGAAGAGATTCGCATCGGTATGTTGCGTCGATACGACGCCATGGGTCTCGATGGCGTACTGAATCACCAAGCCGCGACGAATATCCTTTATGCCTGGTCACAGGCGGGCGGCCGGGACGACCTTAAAAGCCGCATCGAGGCCCGTGCGCAATCCGACGGCTGGTTGTTGACTTTTGTGTCTAAGCTTTACTCGGTGAATTCCTCGTTGTCGCTCGACGCACTATCGGCATTCTTCAAGCAGCCATCGAAGATCGTAAAGCGGCTCAGCCAGCTCGCACAAGGCGATCCCCCTGTGGCGGCCGCGGAAGCTGCAATCCGTTCACTCAAATCTAATATGCGCTTCGACGGAGAGGATCTCGACGCACTAATGGCAACTTGGCAGCAACACGAGGCGGACCAAACTGGTTAGGCCATGCAGCGCTATTTATTGTCGCGCAGACGATCGCTTGCATGCTTGTCGTATTCGGCCTTCGTTATCATACCAAGCCTTGTAGGTCGCAATCCCCTCTTCAAGCGCCATGCACGCGATATTATGCCCGCCGGCCTCCACCAGGGCCAGCGTGCGGCCGTAGTGGTCGTACCCGACCCGGTCGATCCGCACCTTGCCCTTCAGCATCGCCGCCAGCGCGTCCTTCGACGCATAGGGATCGCCCTCCACGCAGACGCGCCCGCGGCGGCAATGGCCGGGCATCTCCGGCGCATCGATGCCGAGCAGGCGGATCCGTTCGGTCCCGCATTTGATAGTGTCGCCGTCGATCGCGTGGCAGGGGACGGCCAGCGTCACCCAGGCAAGCGCGATCAGCGGCGCCATGGGTTGCCCACCACCTTGATCGCGCCGACGACGCGGCCCAGCACCTCGAACGTGCCCTCCTCGCTTTCCACCTCGACGACGATGTCGGTGTAGACCGGGTTGGCACTCTTCAGGACGATCGTCGCGCCCTGCATCTGAAGGCGCTTCACTAGCAGCGTGCCGTCGCGACGCACGACGTGCATGCCGTCGCGCGGGCGGTTCGCGCTGGTGTCGACCAGCACGCGGTCGCCGTCGCCGAACTCGGGTTCCTGGCTGTCGCCGACGACCGTCACCAGCTTGAGGTGCTTGGGATTGCCGAACTGGGCGAGCCAGGCGCTGGGGAAAGGCCAATAGCCCATCGGCTCCTGCCGATCGAAACTGAAGCGTCCGGCGCCGGCCGCGACCTCGATGTCGAATTCCGGCACGCTCAGCACGTCGCCGTCGTCGGTCGCGACATGGCCGTCGCGCATCTCGCCGCGGCCGAGCAGCAGCCAGTCCAGGCTGACCTCCAGCGCCGCGGCGATCGCGATCACCGCCTCGGTCTTGACGAAGCCCTTGCGACGGTAGCCGTTGAGCGTGCTGATCGGGATGCCTGCCGCATGCGACAGCCAGGCATAATCGCGGTGGCCCAGCGCTGCTGCGATGCGGTCCTCCATCGACTGATGATCAACATCGACGGTCATGCCGCATTCTCGCGACGAATTTTCGGCATCGCCCACCGTTCATGCTGACTTTTCGGCTTGCCGCCGCCCACATTTGAGCATAACGAGTTTTCAGGCCGACTTTTCGGCATGAATGATCCCCTCGCTGAGTTTTCAGCAGGCAACAGGTGGAGGCCGCGTTTGCACCGCGAAGACGTCAAGGCTGCGATCCGCAAACGCTTCGGCAGCCTCAAGGCGTTCGAACGCGCGGAAAATCTGCCGCTCAAGTCGGTCAGCGGAGTGTTGGCGGGTCGCAAGAGCGATCGCGTGCAGCGCGCCATCAACGGCCTCTTCCAAGATGCGCCGCGGGACATCCGGGGCGTGGTGGATAACTACCGGCCCGAAACTCGGTCTGGCAAGTCGGCATGACATTGGTCGGCCGCACCCATCTGTCCCCCAGCGAGATCGCAGCGCTCGCGCTGGACGGCCTGCCGGAAACGAAGCGCGGCGTGCAGCTGCTCGCCGAGCGGGCCGGCTGGGCGTCGATCGCGCGCGTCGGGCGGGGCGGCGGGCGGCAATATGCGGTCGCCGACCTGCCGGAAGCGGCGCGCCGCGACCTTGCCGATCGCTGGGCGGCGCAGGCGGGCGTCGCCGCGATCGGCCGGCCGAAGGGCACCGATTTCTTCACGCAGAACCCGGCGGTCGCCGATGCGGTGGAGGTGCTGCTCGCCGAACGGCCGCTGTCGGCCGCGCGCATCCTGGAACTGCTGTCGACGCGCTTTGCTGTGCTGCCCTCGCGCCGCACACTCGCCCGCTTCATCGGCCGGATCGAAGCCGAGAAACCCGCGCTGCTGGCCTCGATGCGCGATCCCGATCTGTACAAGAGCCGCTACCGCCTGGCGCTCGGTCGCGCCGACGCCGCCGTCACCCATGCGCATCAGGTGTGGGAGATCGACACCACCCGCGCCGACGTGCTGTGCCGCGAAGGGCGCAAGTCGATCCTGGGCATCGTCGACGTCTGGTCGCGCCGCACCTTCTACCTGGTCGTCGATTCCGAAAGCGCGCAGGCGGTGCGCCGCACGCTGGTCGCCGCGATCACCGCCTGGGGCGTGATGCCCGAACGGCTGCGCACCGATCAAGGTTCGGGCTACATCAACCAGACGATGGCGACCGCGCTGCCGCTGCTCGGCATCGAGCATGAGCCGGTGCCGCCCGCCAGCGGCGACAAGAAACCGTTCGTCGAGCGCATGTTCGGGACTTTCACCCGCGAACGCGCCGCGCTGCTCGACGGCTTCGCCGGCCACAATGTCGCGCAGGCGGCAAAGCTGCGCCAGGCGGCGAAGGTGCGCACCGGCCGCGCGGTGATCGTCCCCGAGCTGACCGCGGCCGAGCTGCAGGTCGTCATCAACGCCTGGCTGGACGGTGTGTACCACCTCCGCGACCATGCCGGCATCGGCGCCAGCCCGATATCGCGCTGGACCAATTCGCCGCGGCCCGCCCGCGCCGCGCCCGACGAGGCGGCGCTGCGCCTCGCGCTGTCCGCCGCGATCGGCCCCGCCACCGTCACCAAGCGCGGCGTGCAGTGGAAGCATGGTCGCTACTGGGCGGCGCCGCTCGCCGCCTGGGTCGGCCGGCAGGTGATGCTGCGCCGGGACGAGGATGATCTGGGCGCGATCTTCGTGTTCGATGCCGACGGCCAGTATATCGCGACGGCGGTCAATGCCGAACGCTCCGGCCTGTCGGAGGAGCGGTTCGCGGTCGAGGCCCGGCGCCAGCAGGCGGCATGGATGGCCGAGCAACGCGCCGAGCTGCGCGCCAAGCGCCGCGACTTTTCGTTCGAGCGCGCCCGCGACGACCTGCTGCGCCGCGATGCCGAGGCGGCGGGCAAGCTCGCGACGCTGCCCGTGCGGACCGCGGCGCACGTCACGCCGATGCTCGCCAGCATCCCCGACGCCGCCCCCGATCTGCCCGGCGACGCCGCGCTGGAGGCCGCGGTCCGCCGCGCGCCTGCGCGTGCCGTGCCCGTCTCGGTCGAGGACCGCATCGCCGACACCGACCGCATCCTTGCCGCGCACGATGCCGGCCAGGACGTCGCGGCGGATGCGCTCGCTGCCGCCCGGCTGCACGCCCAATCCTCCGAATATCGCGCGGACAAGATTCTGCGCGGCCCCTTTCAGGCGCGCCGATCCGCCGCGCCCGCCCCGCTTCAGCCCCTGAGGGAGATCAGCCAGTGACCGACTCCATGCCCACCCTGCGCGGGATCAGCGAACCCGCGCAGCTCACCAACATGCGCCTCGGCCTGTCGACGATGCTCGACTGCCAGGATGCCGAGGAAGGCTCGCCGCGGATGGGCCTGTTCTATGGCCCATCGGGCTACGGCAAGTCGGTCGCCGCGGCGACCGTCGCCGCCCGGCTCAACGCCGCGTACGTCGTCGCGAAATCGATCTGGACGCAGCGTTCGCTGCTGGAGGCGATCGCGGTCGAGATCGGCATCACCAGCCCCGCGCGCACCGCGCCGCGGCTGCTCGACCAGGTCGTCGATCAGCTGCTGGAGGAACCGCAGCCGCTGATCGTCGACGAGATGGATCACCTCGTGACAAAAAAGTCGGTCGAGATCATCCGCGACATCCACGACAATGCGCGCATTCCCGTGCTGATGATCGGCGAGGAGGCGCTGCCCGCCAAGCTGAAGGCGTGGGAGCGGTTCGACAACCGCATCCTGGTCGCCACGCCGGCGCAGCCCGCCGACCTGCGCGACGCGCGGCTGCTGCGTGCCTATTACTGCCAGAAGGTCGATGTCGCCGACGATCTGCTCGACGCGATCCTGGCGGCGACCGGCGGCATCACCCGCCGCCTCGTGACCAACCTGCAGATGGTGCAGAAGCACGCGATCGCCGCCGGCCGCGACCGGATCGCGCTGGCCGACTGGGACGGACGCAAGTTCCGCACCGGCGCGGTGCTGACGCGGAAGGCGGCTTGATGCCCGGCTATGCCGTCTATCTCGATGTCCGGCCGGAGGTGGAGGAACCGTTGTGGCGCGCGCTCAGCGACGCCGCGGCGCCCGCCACCGTCCACGAACTGCACCTTGCCACCGCGGCGCACCCCAACGCGATCCAGCACCGTCTGTCGCGCTGGGTCAGCGCCGGCCTGGTCACGCGGACGGAGGGTTCGCCCCGGCGCTTTGCCATGACCGACACGACCGAACGCACGCCGAGGCCCCCGCGCGTCGACCTTACCGGCCGCATCGCCGTGCGCCGCCGCACCGCGCGCGAGGCGCTGTGGAGCGCGATGCGCGTCCTGTCGCGTCACGGCAGCTTCGACGTGCCGACGCTGCAGATGACCGCGGGCGTCTCGCGCCGGTCGACGGAGGAGATGCTCAACGTCCTCCACCGCTCGGGCCACGTCCGCCAGCTCGCCCGCGGCAACAGCCAGACCGGCAGCTGGTCGACCTATCGCCTCGTCCGCAACACCGGGCCAAAAGCGCCGGTCGTGCGCCAGCAGGTGGCGGACGGCGTTCGTCGCCGCCTGGTCGTCGACGGCAACACCGGCATCGCCACCGACATCTCCCCCGCCGCGGTCAGCCTGCGGCGGAAGGATACCGACCCCGCTGCGGCCGGGGGGGAGGGTTAACCATGTCTATTAACCTCACCAACCGCGACAAGGCGCTTGCCGCCTGGGGGGCGGAGGCCCCCGCCTGGGTGCTGCTGCTCGCCGACGAATGCGACCGCAGCGGCCAGCGCATCGCCGGCAACCGCATCGGCTATAACAGCGCGGTCGTCAGCCGCATCGTCAACGCCAAATACCCCGGCGACCTCGCCGAGGTGGAAACGCTCGTCCGCGCTGCGCTCGGCGCCGAGCAGGTGATGTGCCCGGTGTTCGGGGTGACGCCGCTCAAGCGCTGCATCGCCAACCGCCGCCGCACCCGCCCCGCGAACTGGGCGCAGGTCCAGCTCGCCCGCGCCTGCCCCGACTGCCCCAACAACACCGACCGTCCCGAGGAGGATTGAATGACCGTTGCAACCGACCTGCAGACCCTTGTCGCCGACGTGTCGGCTGCGATCGCCAGCGGCAAGCCGATGGGCCGCACCGAACTGGAGGTGATGCGCCGCACCTTGTCCGCGGTCGCCACCGAAGCGCGCGCCGAGGAAAAAGCGGGGACGCTCGCCGCGATGGTGCTGCGCGACCTGTTCGCCGGCATCGAGAATCGCGCCGCCGACCTCTCCGGCCTCGCCGCTTTCCAGCGCGAGCGACTGGGCGCGGTCTTGCCCCGTGCTCCAGGGGTGCACTGATGGACGCGGACTCCCCCTACGACCACCTGATGTGGCGCCGCGGTGAGGCGCGGATCGGCGATTTCAGCTGCTCCAGCCGCGGTGGGCGCACGGTCATGCGGATCGAGCTGATCGTCACCACGCCCTGGGCGCTCGCGGATGTGTCGCGCGACCTCATGGAACTGAAGGCGACGGGGCAGGCCAAGCCGCCCCGTGCCACGCCAAGGACATCCTCATGACCGACATCATCCGGCTGACGCCGATGCACGGCTTTACCGCTTCGATCGCGCATGTCCTGCGCGATCCCGTTCCCAATCAGGCCGCGGGGATCGCCATCGGCCTGGATGGTGAAGGCGACGACCGGCGGCTTGCGCTGACCCTGCGGCATGCCGACGGCACCGCGCTCGTCTGCTACCTCAGCGATGCCGGCATGGGGCGGCTCGGCGACCTGATCGTGCGCGTCTATGGCGAAAGCGTCGTCGCCGCCGCCACCGCCGTCGTCGGGAGCGTCCAGTGACCGCGCCGGCCGTCGCGGCGATCGTCGCCGAGGTGGCGGAGGCGTTCGGCGTCACCGTGCCGGCGCTGCTGGAGCGCGACCGCGTGCTGCGCGCCCGCTTCGCGGCGGTGTGGGTGGCGCGCCAGGCGACCGGCGCGAGCTTCGCCGGGCTGGGGCGCGCGCTCGGCGAGCGCGATCATTCGACCACGCTCCACGCCCATCGTCGCGCGGAAGCACTGCGCGCGAGCGACGCGCCGTTCCGCCAGCTGACCGACCAGCTGCTGCGCGGCATCCTGGGGCACGATAAGCCATGATCGCGCCGCGCCGGGACTATCGTGCCGCGCAGGCCGACCGCGGCTACCAGCCGAGCTATGTCGCGGGCACCGCCTGCCCCGGCTGCGGGCACCGCGCCTGGCTGCTCGGCCGGCGCGCGGCGGAATGCGGACGCTGCGGCACCGCGCTGCCACTGGCGCCGGAGGTGGCGCATGGCTGAGCCTCGCCGCAAGCCGGCCGGTGGCGCCGACGCGCGCGTGCGCCTGATCCGCGCGGTGCGCGCCGCCTGCCGGGCGCAGGGGATCGGCGACGACGACCGCCGCGCGATCCAGCTCACCGCGACCGGCAAGGCGTCACAGGCCAACATGGACACGACCGACCTCGCCCGCGTGCTCGACCGGCTCAACCGCACGCAGGCGCCGCGGGGCGCCGATCGCGCGCATGTCGGCAAGGTCCGCGCCTTGTGGTGGACGCTCTACTGGCTGGGCGCGATCGACCAGCCCGACGATCGCGCGATCGGTGCGTTCGTAAAGCGCCAGACCGGCCGCGACGCGCTGCGCTTCCTCGACGCCCGAGCCGCGCATCGCGTGATCGAGGCGCTTAAGGACTGGGCAACGCGCGAAGGCGTGGCCTGGCCGATGCCGGGCGATCCGATCGCCGACCGCCGCGCCGTTGCGACCGCGATCGCCGCCCGCATCGATCCCGCCACCCCGGTCGATACGATGCTGCGCGCGATCCTGCCCGGTGATCCGGCGCAATGGCCGGCGGGCAGCTGGGACGAGGCGATTCGGGCGCTGGGCAAGCGCTGGCGCCGGGAGCGCGCGCGATGACGGACGCCGCCGTGCCCGCCCTGTCCGAGGCTGCCGCCGCGCTCGACCGCTGGCAGGCGCGTGGCCGGCTCCCGCGCCTCGACGAACTGCCGATCCCCGCCGACGTGCGGCCCGGCCCCGGCTGGACGCAGCAGATGACCGAGATGGCCGATCACATCGGCGCGTATACGACGCTGTGTATCGTCGCTCGATACGGTGGCACGCAGGTCTATATCGGCCGAGATCCCGCGCGTTCGCCCTTCGCCGAGGTGGTCGACGCAGCGACTGCGGCAGCGATCGCCGACATCTATGGCGGCAACCGGCTGCTCGTGCCGGTCGGACGGGTGGCGATCGCGCGCGCGCGGCGGGCTGTCGTCCTCGCTGCGGTACGTGCCAAGCGGATCAGCGGGGCGGACGCGGCCAAGGTGCTGGGCACGAGCCGCACGTATCTAAGTCACCTCCTCAACGAGACGGACGAGGGATGCGCCATGGAGCCGGCCGCGGCGGTATCACGCTTTCCCCGGCAGGGAGACCTCTTCGCATTGCTGTCGTTGCCCCCTAATTGCCTGACGAGGCCTCGCGGGTTTGGGTGA